GTGGAACTGACTCTGTTGATATTGCCTTAACTAATGCCAACCTTCTATTCGGAAGTGGTTATGGTATAAGAGCTAACGCTGCTAACGGCACGATAGTTGACTTTGAGGCTTACGAGAATGGCGCTTATGTAACCGTGGCCAATATGAATTCCAGTGCTACCTTAGCAAACTGGACATTCAGCCGGAATGTCGCATTTACTCAGGCGGCTACATTGAGTACATCTACTGGTGTTCTAACCATAGATGGGGATGATGGTCTTATTCTGCAAACTACGGGTAGTGGAATAATAGAAGCAAAAGAAATTCTTGCCATTGGTACAGGAGAGGGATTAGCCACTATTGCCACTGGTTTAACACTCAGAGCACCTTCAATCATCGGTGGGGGCACTAATAATATCGCTGGAGCTGACCTGACCATTACGGGTGGAGCAGGGACAGGAACAGGCGATGTAGGCCAGATAATATTCAAAACCTATCAAGTGGGTGCTTCGGGTAATAGTGTCCAGAGTACACTTGAGACCATCCTGACGCTGGACGAGGACATAGCCTTATTTGCAAAGGCTGTTAACGTAGTAGATGATACGGCTCTCTCAGTAGGTACAACTTTAGATAATGTTTTCTATCATCGAACCGCAACATTAAGTGCTGATGCTAACCTTGATGGTGTCCTTGTGGGGGCTTCTCAAAACACTTCTGCCCTAGCAGCCAACTCGCTTATTATCTCCAATATAACTACTGATGGCGATATTCTGATAGCCGTCTCAGACGGTGGTCACTCCAAGCAGATGATATTCATGGACGGTTCTACTGGGGTAACCCATCTTGGAAAGCCAGGTGGCCCAGGAAAGGCTACTGCCACTGGTGATGTCTATATGGCGGGGAAATTTGAGGTGGATGGCCTTTTCTTCCCCGATGCTCAGATACAGTCAGCTACTGGTTCTGTCGGTGCACCAGCTTATTCTTTTAATGGTGACCCTAATTCAGGTATGTATTTTATTACTGGCGATGATTTAGGCTTTGCTGCTGGTGGTCTCTTAGGACTTGAATTAAAGGAAACATCATCTGTTATCCAAGTTATGCTTCATGGAGATACGAGGATAACAGATACCAAGGCTATAACGGCAGGACTTACAGGGCTAGATGACGACTTTATCACTCTTGAAGCTCACGATAACGACTCTGCTAATGGCACTTGGATAGAAGTAGCTCGTTTACAAGCTGCTACTGACCCCTACTTTTCAATGGGTGGGAGTCAACAGCACAAGTTCTATAACAGCGGGGCAGTTGAGTTAGGAACTAATGTAGATATTCAAGATACAACTGGTCTTGTTCAGCGTATGGCCTATGCCCAGATAATGGAAATCCTCGGTGATGTCAGTGGCTGCTGGCCCTTGGTTGATGCTACTGGCACAACCGTTACCGACTTTACCGCCAATGGGCAAGATGGAACAGCAAGCAAAAGCGTAGCAACTTGGGATACTCCCCCAGCCTTCCAGGGTTCAGTACAGGTGTATGACCATGATGGCGTAGATGAGGAGTGGGATGTAGCCGACAATGCCCTCTTCTCTACGGCTGGTGCTTTCTCAGTGGGCATAGCTGTAAAAATGACCGACTCCACGGACTCGACTCTTATCGCTGTGTGGGACGTCGATAATACATTCAGGGAGTTCCGCCTTTATCTTGATGCTAATGACTACCCTACCTTTGCTTGCTTTGATGAATCCGGGGATGACACGATTGAACGACAAGACCAGACGGCACTTTCTGAAGGAACGTTACATACTGTCTTTGCGGTGTTTAATGGGGGAACAGATGCTGCCGACATCAAGATTTATGTCGATGGGATTCAAACGGATGATGCCACGACCGTTGATGATGTTGGTTTCGCTGATATTGAAGATACTGGGGCAGCGTTAATGATAGGCCACATAATCAGTACCGGCGTTGCCAACCTGCTTGATGGTGTTGAGTGGGGGCCGTGGTATACCCCCAAAGAACTCTCCGCCGATGAGGTCTGGAACCTGCATCAGATATACAGAGGGCTACTCAACTTCTAAGGACAACTAATGAAAATAGCACACATCAAAATCACAGGCGGCCAAAACGATATAACCTTAGCCCACGGCGAAGAAACGGTTACAGAAGATTCCTTTACGGCTGTTTCATTTCCATATGCCTTGCCCCAGATACCCCACGTAATGGCCACTCCAATTAGTACAGATTCAGGCCACACTGCCACGGTCAGTAATGTGACTGTCAACGGATTCACAATCTACCTGAACAAGCAGGGCGGGGGCGGTGCTGATGATGTAGAAGTAAGCTGGATTGCGGTGAGTTAGATGCCAACATCAAAAGCCAAGATAGTTAGTGGTGCTCAGAATATAACAAAGGTATTCTTAATTGAAGCGCAAAATTTAGGGAAGGGTGCTACCGCTCCTTCTGCTGTCTTTGTGGGCAATTATAATACTGTCGAATATGGAATTAACGATGATTCTGTATTCAATTTTGACATACCTGATGATTGGGGCACTGGAAGCGATATTATTATTAAAGCACACTGGCAAATTGATGAAGCCTTTGTGACTAACAGTGGGGAAATTCGCTGGAGTGCTGCTTGGTCTGCTACGCCACCTGATAACACTGAAGTGCTCGATAGCCCAACTCATACTGGATCCGGGAATAGTGGTGATATCAATATTCCTGCCGCAGCTAAGACACTAAGAGAAGATAATGTCGTGACTCTTTCTGGTGCAAGCCTTTCACCGGGTGATTGCGTCGGGGTTACTATATCAAGGGTTGCGGTGGATGGAGGCACTCCCAATCCCGCCGCAGAACCAGGTATAGTCATGCTGCATATTCATTATACATCAGATAATTTAGGGGGGAATGACTAATGGCCTTAAGAGATATTGACCTCAAAGGATTATCCAGGGTAGAGCTTCAGCAGGTTCTCAATAAACTCCCAAAGAAAGAACGGGATAAATATGAAGTCGATGATACCCATGACCTTATCAAGAAGAAGGGGTGGCGAGTCACTACTATGGAACAATTAGGCAAGGATACTGTCGCTGCCCACATCGCAGCAGAGGAAGCAGATGTACGAAACCGCATCGATAGAACCTAGACGAAATATGATGGTCAAATTCATACGGAAGGTAAAACATGGCCTTAGTTCTGATAACAGCACCGACAACGGAACCGATAAGCCTAAGCGTGGCAAAGGGTCATCTAAGAATCGATAGCCCGGCCTTTGAAGATGACATTACTACCACCCAGACAATAGCCCCGGACAATCACTCCATAAGCACTGTAACGGGCACTGGGGTGGATGTCCTTGGTTCTAAGGTAGTAGTTAATCTTTTATCGGGAAATAACGGTACAAGTGGCACTGTAGACGCTAAGCTTCAAGATAGCGATGACAACTCGACCTTTACCGATGTCACCGATGGGGCTTTCACGCAGGTCACAGAAGCCAATGATAACGCTACCCAGGAACTGACTTATGTCGGGACTAAACAATATCTGAGAGTCCTTGCTGTTGTGGCAACGGCAGCCTGTGACTTCGCAGCTACAATTGTGGAGGATGCTGTTACCGGGTCCGAGGACACGCTTTTAACCAATCTCATCAAGGCTGCTAGGTTTTACTGTGAAGACTTCCAGAAGAGGGCTTACATTACTCAGACCTGGGAGTTGTGGTTAGACAGATTCCCCAGAGTAGACTTCATCGAAATCCCTTTACCGATGCTGCAGTCGATAACCTCCGTGAAATACTTTGATGTGGACGACACGGAGGCTCCATTTAGCTCAGGGTCTTATTTTGTGGATACGAAATCCGAACCAGGACGGGTGGCCTTAAACTTCGGTGAGCAATGGCCGACTACTACTCTCAGGCCAGCCAATGGGGTCGTTGTCAGATTTGTCGCAGGATACGGTGACGCAGCCAGTAATGTCCCTGAAAGTATCCGGCAGGCTATTCTCCTCACTCTGGGGAACTGGTATGAGAATAGAGAGGCCGTGGTCAGTGGTTCAATGAATGAGCTCCCTATAGGGGCTAAGGCACTCTTACAACAAGATAGGATATTTAAGTTCTAATGAAAGCAGGCGATTTGAGACATCGAGTAACCATCCAAAAAAGGGCTTTGGTCGCTAATAGCATGAACGAGTTAGTCCCGACGTTCTCAGACTTAGAAACAGTCTGGGCTGCGGTAGAGCCTCTTTCTGGTAGAGAATTCTTCCAGGCTAAACAGGCTAACTCGGAAGTAGCTGGCAAGGTACGAATCAGGTATATGGATGGCATCCTGCCGACTATGAGAGTCAAGTTCGGCAACAGGAACCTACTGATTGATTCTATTATTGCTCCCAAAGAGAATCGCAGGGAACTAATCTTGATGTATACGGAGGATTTGGGCTGATGCCAAGTGCCAAGTTAGAAGGCCAAGAGAAGCTTAATATGAATGTCAACTCAATCCTCAAAGCTGTCAATAGTAAGTCCGAGGGCATTTATCTGAAAGGGGCTGAGGTAATCAGGGATGATGCCAAGCGTAAAGCTCCACTTGGTGCGACTGGCAATCTGAGACGGGGGATTGTCGCCAAGATTC